GAGGCGTAGGCGGGCTGGTTGGTGGAAATGAACACCGAGATGTCCATGCGTCCGATGCCTGTGGAGGTGGCATCAAAGTTGGTCCACGCGAAGTACACGTACTGGCCGATGCCTGCGAACGCGGTGATCGGAGTGTTGATGTTGTTCAGCGGTCCGACGATGAGGTTGCCGTTGTCGTCTGCGGTGCACAAACGGAATCCTGTCGTGGTGCCGATAACCACGTAGCTGAGATATCCGTAAATGGTCTGAATAATTTCGCCCTGCGGTAGCTCTGCGGCAACTGTTGGAATATCTAGCGCTGTGCCGTCGGCCTTGATCGTTGTCTTGTAAATCAGACTGATGTTGCCTGCGGTTCCCGCCGCATAGATGTGGTTCTGTCCGGCAGCGAACCCAACCCATCTGAAGTTGGAGTTCGGGTGCGCGTACAACGGGGACGGGTTATTCGCAGATGACCCTGGCGACGTGGTGATGTTCCAAATCTTGTGTTTGTCTGAACCCTGACCTGCGACCATGAGACGGCCTTTGACATACGACAGGTAGCCAGCCTCAATACCCGTGATGTACGCCGACGAGGTGGATACGACTGCGTTGGTTTGGTCAATGTCTCCGTTGGCGTACGAGTAGAACACGTTGTAGCCGTCTGAGGTGATGCTGTAAATGTTTGATGCCGCGGTGCCCGTCACCGTGGTCACGGTGTTGAAGTCGGTGGTGAACTTCACGTTCTGACCGTCCGACCCGTAGAGGCGACCGTCGGCGGTGGTCGCATACAGGTTGCTGTTTGCTGACGAGTACACCTTCGTCGTGTCCTTCAACAAGGACAGACGGCCCTTGCTCCAGACATTGATTCCTTTTGAGGAGTAGAACCTAAACGGCTCAGAGTCAGATGCATCTGAGTATTCCTGGCCAGCTCCGTAATGCCACGACGACTGGGAGCGCCGCCACAAACCCTGGGGATTGATTGCGGATTCTCCGGGTTCGGCGGATTGGTCAACGGAGTCTCGGACTCGCGCATCAAATTGCCGGTTGAATTCGTTGGAGCGAAGATCAACCATGTACGGTCGTCCATTAATTGCCACAGGAAAAACATCTGGAACGAGCTGAGTTGAACCTGTTCCCGTGTAGTAAGCAGCTGCCGGGAAGTAGGCATTCGTAAAACGCCTGAGCGTAGTCATCGCTACTTCCTAAACTTGATTGGGTACTGAGCCTTCAGTCTTCCTGATTCAGCAATGATGCGTTCGCGGCGGAGCCTGAGGATGTTCGCAATAGAACTGGTGATTGCACCGGCTGGAACTTCTTCTGCCCTGCGCGTGTCTCCCTGAGCCTCTGTGAAGTTGCGCTTGATCTCTCGGCCAGCCATCATGCGCAGGATGACGCCCATCTCAACAATGTCATCACACGTTGACGGTAGAAAGCAGTTGGTCGTGAGATCGGATGACTCACTGCTGGCGCGTACAAACGGCGCCTTATATCTGACCCTGACATCTCCCGCCATGATTGACTCGTCAAACACGAGCGTGTTGCCAGACGGGAAGTCGGTGGTGGGCAGCCCGGTCTCAAGACGCACATTACGCACGACGGGGTGCTCATCGGTCAGGTAGCGAAGGCGCGCATCAAGGATCCCCAGGACAGTGCCAGAGTTCTCGATGTCAATCTGACGGTCGCTTCCGTTGTATTCCAGGTCGACACTTACGACGCGAAACAAGCCGTTAGAAGACGAGGAAAGATCGTCAAGCTCTGAGTTGACTGCGTCAAACATCTGCGCCCGCGGAAAGCGCGGGCCAAGAGTGATCATCGCACCAGAGGTGTGAGACGTGGCCGCTGATCCCGCGTACCCGCGTTGTACCGTCAGTGACTTTGTGGAGGAGTTTGCTTCCCAGACATAGAAGAGTTCTGAGTCAATTTCAAATACAGCACCAGCACGGATCCCGCCAAGATCGTAAGAGCAGATAACAGTGGTGTCATCTGCGTCAATAGTCGCCGCCAGTTTGTTCCGCTCTTCAACGGTCCCCGCTAACATTTGGCGCGACGCTCGATTGAGGATCGTCGCAACGGTGGTCATTTAGTAGGTGTAGCCACCGTACCCAGGGAATGAACCTGCCTGAGCACGAGCAGCCTTGTTCGCCTTTCGTGACTTCTTCGTGGTCTTGGGGGAACCAGCCATTTCTTTAGCTGGCTTCCTCCCCTTGGACTTCTTCACTTCTTCTTCTTGCCCTTCTTCATACCAGCCTTCTTGGAGCCGTATTCCATCATGCGCTCCTTGGGGCCCTCGGCCATCTCGTGCTTGCGGTTTTTGCCGCTCATCTTTCCCTTGGCCATTACTTCTTCTTCTTTCCCTTGCCCATCTTCATGGTCTTGCCAGTCTTCTTGGCCTCAGCCTTAGCCATGGCCATACCCTTCGCGGTGTATGCGTATTCCTTTTTCCCAACCTTAGGCATGATCAACTTCCTTTCGTCTCACCACTTTACCTTATTGGCCCAGTAGGCCGCAGACATCTTACCCTTGGCGATGTTCTTGGCGTGGCGAGCCTTGAAGGATTCGCGGCGCTTTCGGTATGACTCGGACTCGCCCTTTTTCTTGGGTGATCCAGATACGCCCTGCTGCCCAAAGCGGATCAGCTTCACGCGGCTGCCCTCTTTGGCTAGGACGGCATGTGACTTGGTGGCGTTGGGCGTACGCTTCGGCTTGTTGTAGCCAGCAAACTTCTCGCCCCTGTATTCGATTGTCATTAGTCCGCTGTCTTTTCCAGACGGGCCGATCCGTCTATCTGTGTCGGCTGCCCACCCGACTGGCGGATGCGCTTGTATGCGTCAAGATCCTTGTCTAGACGGCGTTCTTTTAGGTTCATGTCCCTTACATTGCCCCTGGTTGGGGTGGCTGCACCAGACACTCCGACGTGTGCAATGCGGCATGCAAAGCAGCCCTCGACATCAAGATTCGGGTGTGTTTCCCTGTGTTTCATAATCCCCTAGCTGACGTATGCGCCGTATCCGGCGGCGGTGAGGTCTTCCTTCTCTTGCTGCGTGATCGGGTTCTCGTGGCCGCCGTAGTAGATCTTGACGACAACTGAGGGATCGCGCTGCTCGTTCTCAGTGTACGTACCGTTTGTGAGCTTGTAAACATTCTTGCCGCGCTCGCCCGGGGTGAGGTACCGAAAGAAACGATTGGCAATTCCGTATCCCTGGTAGTCGGCCCAACGAACAACATCGTCGGTAGGTGGGCGGAAGAACATGACCTTTGCCCATGTAGCCGCAGTATCTGAACCCGTGCCGGATCCAGTCGCCGTCCGGCGGTATACCTTCCTGCCACTGCCAGTTTCGGTTCCAGCGCCAGAGCCAGTCGACGCACGGAAGTGTTCGCGTCTGAATGCGGCAACTGATTCCCCAGTCCCAGATCCAAATGCTTGCCTAACTGCACCGAACGTTGATTCGTCCGTGTGTGTTCCTGCGCCAGAACCAGTTGCCGTTCTGATGTTGATGACTAGGCGCGTAGCACCGCCGCCACTTGAACCCGCACCAGAACCCGTGGCACTACGAGAAAGGATTTCAAAGTATGCAACCGAAGCAGAGCCGGATCCAGACCCGGTGGCCGTGCGCGGAGCAATGTGCAACCCAGATGCTGTCTGTGTCCCAGCGCCGGAACCAGTTGCTAGACGTGCCGATACGCCGAGGAAAAACGCTGGGGCCGGGTCATAGTACGCAGACGCGAAAGACGTCTGACGTTCTGTTGAATACCTGGTTGGTGACTCAATCTCTGCCCTGCCGAAATACCCGGGGGTATTTACAAAAGCAAACTGAAAGTCTGAAACTTGATTTCCGCTTGGGTTGGCTTGGATTGCGGCGTATTCCGAGCCAGTCCCACTGCCAGTCGCTGTTCTTGTTGTTACAGAAAGAACTTCGGTGAGTTCAAAAAGTATAATTGCTGTTGACGTGTTTGCGGCAACACTCGTTGTGAAATTTTGCGCAGTTGTGCCTCCTGTGGGATTTTTCCATTGGGAAACAACGGTCATCGATGTCGAGGAAGTACCAGTATCTGCGACCTCGGAATAAAGAGTTGACCAAGCGCCTCTAGTAATATCGCCGTCAGCGGTTACAGTTGCGTTTGTTGCCCATCCCTGTGCTCCGATTGCCGAATTACCAGCGTTAATAGTCATGCTTCTGTTCAAAGAGGTGGAAAGTTGTGCATTACCACTTGTTGCATAGACGGACGCCTTGTAACCGCTTGGTGCAACAAGCTTCCAAACGAGTATTGCTTTACTTGTCGTGTCTGGTGAAAAATTTACGGTGAGCGTGTCAGATGTTGTAAGCGCAGTGGTCACATGGCACAAAAAAACCGACAATGTCGTACCAGCGTTAGCAGCACCGGGATCATGATTTTGTGTTCCTGCTGTCGTCCAGGTGTTCGACTTCGAATCCGAAATCCCACTAGTGGATGAAGCGCCATTTGTCCCGGCATTGTCCGCCGCAACAATGGCAAACACTGTGTCCCCGACAGCGAATGACGCAGTAAGCGTCACCGTCAAAGACGACGACGACGTTGTTGAGTTGGCTTTGCCAGCCTCTGTGATTGTCAGGGCCACGAAGGGCTACCTGTTTAGTCCAGCGACAGAGTCAGCGTGGTGATCTGGAAGGTGTCTCCAGCAGTAACCGCAGCAGATGAGGAGAGTGCGCCAGTCCACAGGCAGTTGCCGCTCGTGCTTGCATCCCAGAGCGACCAGTGCGTGTAGGTCTCCGTGCTGGAAACGTTCGTCCACTCTGCGGTTCCAGATGTGGCCATGCTGCCGCTTGACGCAGCGCTCCACGAAACAACCTTACGCGTTGCTTCAGTTGCGGCGTTGTTCGTGCCAGCTTCGCCCGGGTCGCCAGTGTGCAACTTGATGTAAGTGTTCGCAACGGAGAACGCCGTGTTCGAGAGCGTCTCAAGCAACTTGTTCTCAGCGTAATTCGAAATCGACATGATTACCTCTCGTCTGAATATAGCAGAAAGGGGGCGGGCCGAGGGGAGAACGACCCGCCCCCCACTTTTTCTACTGGTTGCTTACGAGGCGTTTGCGCCGATGCTCGACGAGCTCTCGATGCGACGGAGCGACGCTTCGCGGAAGCGAGCGTAGCCACCGAGCCAGTACCAACCGACGGGCTGGAAGCGCTGCAGCGAGTCAACCACCGGTCCGCGAATCACGCGCGGGAACGGTCCGTTGCCATCGACAATCGAGTGCGCCTTTGCAAGCGCCTGACGGCCCATGATGTGCGTGCAGTACACGTCGATGTTGCCCGTGCTGCCAGCTCCGTCCGACGCGTTCTCGAAGATCTTCGCGCGCGGCGTCTCAATGAAACGCACGCCTTCGAAGGCTCCGACTTCGCCGTTGTAGATGTTGGCCGGGTCGCTGTACACGTGCGGGTCGCGCCAAGAGGCAACGCCCGTCTCGCGACGAAGATCGTACGACACGTCGGGGTGGATGAAGCCCATGTACATGCCATTGAACGACACCGAGTTCGCCTTGCGGAGAGCGGCGACGATCTTGCGGACGTCGTTCGCCTCGATGATGTCTTCGGCTTCGATCGCCGTGCGGGAGGTCTCGTCCGATGAGCCGCCACCGCCGTAAACGACGTTGGTGCCAGCGGCGAGGACATCGCGGATGATCGAGTCAATCGAGATACCTGCGTTGTAGCCAACGACGTTCGCCGCAGCAGCGTCGACGTCGAGGAACGACGTGCCACGCAACTTGGCGGTCGTGTTGACCGCATTGCCGTATTCGGCCAGGGTTACTTCGACCTGGCTGTCGGACATCGCAACTGCGCTGACATCCGAAGTTTCGGTCAGAGCCGTGGTCGCCGCAGCAAGATCGTTGAAGATCGTGAACTTGACGGACGAACCAGGCATTGCCTGGGCGACCGGCATGACGTCCGCAACCGCGTCGAACAAAAGTTCGCTGCGGAGTGCGAAATACGCAATCCGGTCAAATGCAACCTGATCAGTGAGCAGGCTGCTTTGCTGTGTGTATGACATACCTGTTATTTCTTTCCCCCGACAGGCGCGGGGTCCTGCGGGCTAGATATTGCCTAGTTGGTTAGCCTGAGCCAGCAGCTGCATCACTTCGTCTTGACTACGAGCCTGATTGATCTTCGTGTGGAGATCCAGTTCCTGATTGGCGGTCTCACTGGCGTTGCCTGCACGCTGCAGTCTGTCCCAGGCTCGCTTCTCGGAATCGTCCGCAACCTCTTTCTGGGTGGGCTTGAGAATCTGAGCCTCTTCAGCTGCTGCGCGAATAGCCTCGGGTGAGATCTCGCCTTCGTAACCCTTGATGAAGTACTTGGCAACCGGAGCATTCACATCAATGCCTGCTTCGGCAAACGCCATCTTCCTCTTCAAGGATTCGAACTCCGCTGCCTGCTGACGAAGGAGCTTGTTTTCCTGCTCCATCTTCTTCAGGTGTGCGCGGACGGGATCCTTGTGCGACTGATCGCTCGTCTCGTCGTCGAACTCATCGATGACATCTGACATGGCTCACTCCGTTTCTTTCTGCCCACTTCCCAGAGGAGGTCCGAGAAGGCTGCGTTATGGAAACTATAGCACAAGACCCATTGTGTCAATGGTTACTGCGCGGTTCCTACTCCGGTTTCCACAGAGCCCGACGTCGCACCGCTAGTGGCCGCGAATCGGCCACCACCGGAAAGTGCTGCAACGCGGGCTTTCTTGCGGCGCTCGATCTCAGCCTTGGCTGCCTCGTCATAGCCAAATGCGGCACCGAGCTGTTGCTGCTGTGTGAAGGTCTCTTCGGCCATGCCGGGGAGCCCACCGAAGAGCTCGCGTTGCTGGGCGATGGTGCTGAATTGCTTCTGGGCCTCAGCCATCGTGACACCACGCGCGGCCAGGTCCTCGGCGGTCTCCGCGGTCAGCTTCAGGCCAGCCTGCTCGGCGGCCCTACCAGCGATCTTGGCAGCCGTGGCGCGACGCTTCAGCATCGTGATGCTCTCGCTCGGGTTCAGGAAGTAGGCCACGAGGTCTTTGTCCTCGACCTGGTAAAGCTCTTTCATCTGGGTCTTGGTGGCGGCGTCTGCGTTGACAACCTCGTTATACGCATCTGACACCCGGTCGTAAAGCTCCTGGGGGGCAACGTCGCCAGCCATGAGCTCCTCGAAGATGTCCTGGCGGTTGAAGTAGTCCAGCATGCCAGCCGAACGCAACGCCTCGCGGTAGGAGCGCTCAAGGCCAATGTAGGTGGCCGGGGCCAGGGCTGGCAGGCCGTTGGCAGCCCGCTTCACATTGGCGGCAAAACGCTTCTGGTAAGCCTCAGTATTTCGGATCTCGTAGATAACCGATGTTGGCTCCTTGACGCCACGAGCCAGCAGCTCGTTGATCTTGTCCTCCATGTCGTCCAAGCCGAACTCCGACAGGTACGCCTTGATGCGTGAGAAGGCATTCTCTACTGTTGGGTCGAGTGCCTCTTCGTCTTCGCCATCGTCATCTGGGGTGAGGTCGACGCCATAGAGGGGGTCTCCCCACTTGCGCCCGTACTGGTCGTCTGGTTTGTCCTGGTTGGTCTCATCGGGCTTCTTGACTTCCGGGGGCGTGAACCTTTCGCCCTCGAACGGGGTATCAACCCCGATCATGCCCTCTGATGCTGCGCGCTGGTAGTTGACGTCACTCATTAGATCTGCGTCCCGAATGTTCTCTCAAGAATGCTGATTAGGTTTGCCGCCTCTGTCTTGGCCTCGCGGGTGTTCTGCCACCCGTACTGCGGATCCCTGCGGAGCATGTATGCCCATTCGTCGGGGCTGAGGCTTTCACCATTGGCGTTCTTCTGTAGGGCGCGGGAGAACTTCTTGTCCGTGACCTTGATGTCAAACTTGTTTATATCCAGGGTACTGGCTGCGATCTCTCGGTAAGGCTCAAAGACGTCTTCCATGCTGTAGCCCTGGTCGAGCTGCTGCGAGAACTGCGGGTACATGATCTTTGCGTAGTCACGAGCCTGCTTCATCAGGCCCTCTTCCGTATAGGTGATGCCCGAGTATTCGGTCCCGGTCAACGCTGACTGAATGCGCTTGTCCAGATTCGGCGGGGAGTAGCCGTATGCGTTAAGTGCCTCGCGAAGCGCGCCAGCCATGTCAGTCTGCTCAAGAGTCGGGGCTCCGTCACGAGCAGTTTGGCGATCCGGAATTACCGAGTACGCGTAGTACCTCGTCTGAAGCTCACTTGCCTTGTTGCTCAGGGCATACGTAGCAATCTTGGTGAGCTGGCTGTCATCAAGCTGGAGTTCACCGAATGTCTTACGCAACTCAACAATCTTGTTGTCAAGCTGTTCCTGCTTTGTGGCCGGGGGGAGGATTGCCCACTCGCGACGACTAGGACCGACTTTGGTGTAGAGGTTGGTTGCCTGGACTTTTCTTGCCCACGCATCCCGGCCAGCCTGGCTATCAAGATCGTATTGATCGGGGTTGTTTGCGTAGTCAAGGAGTAGGTCAACAAAGTCACCACCGAGCTCCCGGCGTGCTGCTGCTTCGCCTTCTCCGCCGTCGACAATGGACGCGTAGTTGGGGAACTGCGCAATGAAGTTTGCGCGCCAGTCAACCGGCTTTTTCTTCTTGTCTTTAGCAGCCATTACTGACCCAGCGCCTCAAACGCGACTGACATTGCCTTGCCCAATCCATACGCAACACGTTGCGAAGGATCTGCCTGCTGGGCGAATTCCTTTGCTACAAGTCCCGTCTGTGGGGTCTGCTGGCCGCTGGCATAAGCACCACGTTCACGGCTGCGGATGAAGCTGGCCGCCTCGGCAAGCTCCTTCTTTGTCGGCATGCGGCCAAGCTGCTGGAGAAAAAGCTCGCGGCTGTAAGCCATGACGTCCTCATCTGAACTAACGCGGATTGACGGTCCGCTTGTCTGGCCGCTAAGTCTGTTGAGGTAGCCAATTGCAACATCGATGGTCACCCGGTTCTGGTTTGCAAAGTTAAGAAGCTGAGCCCAAGCTTTTTCGTCTTGGTTGCCCCAGCCCAGACCCTCGCGTAACTGCTCGCTGACCTCGGAATCCCCGTACCAGCCAATGCGCTTGAGTTCTTCGGAGATCGTGACCTTTTGTTCGGTTGTGAACTTCGGGCTGGTCAGCGTCTTGTAAACAGTAAACGGATCGGAGAGGTCGTACTCCTGTGCGGCCACACGTCCATCGGCATCAAAGAGGACTGGACCCTGGATGTAGCGGGTCTGCGCAACGGTCTTTGCCTTGCCGCCGCTGTAGTAGATCTTGACTCTTCCGCTCTCCTGGAGCGACTTGATCTCTGCCTCGCTCATGGACGAGGAGTAGCCATTGAATACAACCGGCTGATGGTTGCTAAGCCCTGGGATTGTAAGGTCTTCTGCCACTAGATGTCCACTTCCTGAACCAAGAAACGCTGCCAAACTCTATCAAACTCTGGGTTGCGCGCTGCGATGGCTTCGCCGTATCGGTACAGCTCGTATCTTGCGTTGGCTGACTTCTTGGACTGGAAGCTCACGAGATCACCGGATCGCATCAGAGCAGCACGCCGAGTCAGATAGCCGCGAACCAAGGACGCAATCTCGTTGCCCTTCAGTCTCGGGTCCTCAACCAACTTGTACATCTGGTCAATGTCGTTGGTCAGTTTGTTCGCTTCGAACTGCGCGCGCTTGGGGAAGCCCGGGAGTTTCTGGTTGAGATATTCGCGGTAGTTGCGGAGAATCTCAATCTGCTTGTCATTCGGGTTGGCACCGAACATACGTCTGGCTGAGCGATACTTGATTGAGCCGAGGCGCTGCTGGGCGAGCTCAATCATTTCCTTATCAGTCAGCTTCTCTCGGCTGCCCTCCTGCAACTGACGTTGCCAGACGGTGAAGTCAAAATCACCGCCGCCGCGGGGGGCCATGAAGTAAGCGGTATCTGGGTACTGGTTGATCAGGTCTTTGTTCTCGCGCTCCCATGCACCGAACTCGTAGGTCGCTTCAAGACCCTGGGCTACGGCGCGGCTCTTCGAGCTGACGTACAGCAGGAGATCCTCGCCGTACAGCTTGAGGAACTTGTCAACCGCAGTGTCGTAGTCCTCGGACTCAAACTGACGAAGCTCCTTCTGGAGTTCGTTGACGAACTTGTCGCCCTGCTTTGTCGGAACCTGGAACTCGGGGGCCGGGGAGGCCGGGCCGGTGAACTGGCCAAGAGCGCGCATGATGGTGATAACCCCAGCAAATTTCTTTGCATCGGCCATCAGCTGCGTCTGGCCCTCTTCCGTAGACAGGTCATACTTTGCCGTATTGACGGACAAGGCGCGGAGTGTCTCCATGTATGTATTGCCATAGGTGGTGTTCATCGCCACCTTGTTTGTACGAATGGCATCGACTACCGGCAACATTTTTTGTAGCCACGAGGGGACTGGGTTTGCGGCATCGGCCATGCTGACTTCTCCGTATGGAAGCAGCAGTGTCTTTACCTGGTCGTACTTCGGCACATCAGGCAGGATCGAAGACAGCGAGAAGCTGGCCCATGGCCCAAGGGCGGGATAAAAGCTGATGCCCTGCGAAAGCCTGTTCAACGGTGCGGCAAGTGGCGCGCTGATGCCGGTAAACAGTTTTGTGATTGTGCCCGACATCGGGAAAGTGAACATCTGCTCGCCCGTAGTCGGATCCTGATAGATGAAGCCGCGACCGTCTTGGTCTGGGTCGGCTTCGGAAACACCGCGGTACACCTTGTGGAACTGACGGTACAGGTGGATGTTGTCCTCAACTGCGAGCTTCATGTACTGGCTGAGAACATCTCTCCATGCGGCTTCGAACGGTGCAATGATCCGCATCGCATCCTGGTAGTTCCTGCGGAACGACGCGTTGTACAACAGGTTCTTGGTTTCCTCAATGCCGACAAATCGCGAATAGTCATCGAGCTCCTCGACGGTAAGTGTGCCGGTGACGCCCTTGCGCTTCGGCAGATTCTCAATTGCATCTGTCACCTGTCGGCGCAACTTGCTTTCACCGAAGTATGCGCGGATATTGCCGTTTGACTTCTCGTAGATGTCCGCGTACAGCTTCATGCCCTCTTCGTACGACAGCTGATCGATGTGCTTGACCACCTCGTCGTAGTAGTACTGGCGGAACACTACGGACTTCTCAAGCTTTCGTGAAGCCATATCGTAAAGATTGAACCACCAACCAGTGGCTTTTTCCATTCCGCGTACGGCAGTTTCGTCGAGTGAGTCAAGCTTGCTATTTGCCCGGTAGTGCATGCGCTGTTCACGCGGATAAGTAACTGCGAGTCCCTTGCCCTGTGCGCTGTCGTAAAGCGGAGCGTCATCAATCAGTCTGCGTGCTTCTTTCGCGCCAAGACCGTTGAAGCCAGCAGTTGCAGCATTCTCTTTGAGGATGGGGACAAACGTAACGGTATCGCCGTCAATCCTCTGGATGATCCCCTTCACTTCATTGCCGTCGATCTCAAGCTTGCGCGTCTGGCCAATGCTCAGTTTCTCCTTGGCCTTGAGCGGGAAGGCAGACGCGCTTACAACCTGTGCGTTCTTCAGATCGCCAACTGCGTTGTGGGCAAACAAGAAAACGATGTCGTCAAGTTGGCCCGTGTCATACTTGATGCCATCAATGACAACTGTGCGGATGTAGTCGTTAAGGACTCTTCGGTATAGTTCTGGCTGGGCGGTTTTGAGTTGGCGCAGGAAAATAGGCGGGAACTGCTGAAGGGAGTCGGTGGCGCGATCGTAGAATTCGAGCCCTCCAGCAAAAAGTCCATCGAGGCGCTTGAACGTGTCGGTCCGATCGTTATCGAGGAATTTAATTACTTCCTCGACGATCTCATCGTCAGTCTTTCCCGCGCTAAGCGAGAGCAGGACCCTGTTGTCCAGAGTTTCAGAAAGTCGCTTTTGCGCAGACTGGATAACTCCGTCCGTGTGGTACTGCTTCTTGTATCCCTTCGGACCACCTGCTCTATCAAACTGAACAAATGAATTCGACTGCCTGCTGTGCAGCATTTTGTCTTGGAGCGTAAATCCAGGCCGCATCGCCGCAACGTCGAATGCCTCACGGAGCTGCTCAAGAGCACGGCTTGGGCTTGTCTCTTCCCAGGCGCGGGGGCGCACACCGGCCACCGCCAACGCGCGTCCCTCTTCTGCGGCGGTTCGTGCAGCACCAGCACCAAGGTCAGTGAAGTCAACGCCGGTAAGGCTCTTCCCGAATCTGGCACCAACAAATGTGTTGATGTAGTCGACGGGGTGGCGGAACTGGTTGACTCCGCCGGTTGCCATTCGAACCTGAGCATCAAGCATGTTTCTGAGCGCGTAACCACCGGTAGCCAAAGTGGCCATCTTCCAGATGCGCTGCTGCAGTAGTTCAACTGCAGCCAATGTAAAGCGCTGCTCGCCAGTGGCAACTGGCCGGATGACAGTCTTTTCCAAAGCCTTGGTTTCAAGGTCGATCTCGTCAATGCGATCACGTGCGTTGATTCGGGCCGGGCCCTTCAGGCGCTCAAGGCTTTCACGCTCGTCGAGCAGAGAGTTGTACTTCGCAAGGTTCTGCCTCTCAACTTGCTGGACTTTCCTGAGCGGGCTGCGGCTAGTGATGCCAAGCTTCGGAATTACCTGTTTACCAGTTACCTCGCTGGTCAGCAGCTTCCTGAACAATGGGCTTCTTGTCAGTCTGCGGACTTCACGGACGTTGGGCAAAATCTGGCCTCGCGACAACAGGTCTGCGAGCTGAGCAGGTTGAGCGAACCTGACATCCTGGAAGGTGAGCCCGGCTCCCTCGAACATCTCGTTGAACAACTCCGGAGGTAGTTCGTCGCGGAATGATTCGAACAGGGTGTTCATCAAGCCATTGTCCGTTTCGACTCCAGCCCTATTTCTGAACCATGTTTGTGCTTGATCAATCCAGATCTCTCCACCCTTAAGGACGTCGCTGATGACGTCCTCCTCGATTCCAGCCGAGGTCATGAACTGACGCAGATATCCCTTGTATGAGTTGATGGCTGCGCGCTTTGTTGTCGGAGTTGCAAACTTTGAAAAGCCCTGGAGCAGACCAATCCGCCCATCGGAGCCGTTCAATACAGCCTTGATCTCCTCGTCAGTTGCGCCACCGGCACGCAACGAAAGAACCATGTTCTTGACTGAGGTTTGGTTCTCAATGTCGCCACCACGGATAATTACCTCATTGCCCGGAACCTCGCGCAATGCGCGAACTTTGCGCAGCGTTGAACCAACCACATTGCGCTCAACTTTGTATTCACCGATTGCAGCCTTGAGGGTTCTCTCGCCCATGGTCCACGGCTCTGACAAAGCGGAAATAATTTCGTCTTCCGTCTTTGCTTTCTGCAGACGCAGCGCCATGTCGGTTGTGATTTGGCCGTTGAAAACGTCTTCCCAGATGTATCCGGCATCGTCGCTGTCGCGCAATGCCTGGACCATCTTCTTGGCATAGGGATTGGTCCGCCAGAACTTATCGAACTTGATCGCATTGAAGGTCGCACCAGACGCCTCGATGGTCACGCCCGATTCGCGCAGATACTTCTGCTTTGTCTTTGTCAGACTCTTCACCAAGCTCTTGGCGTCTGCCTCGCTGAGTAGAGGGACGAGGCCCTTTAAGCCAGCAATTGCACCTCCGGCTTTCATGAGCTCTTCGCGGCCTTCACCACTTATCCGAGCTGCAATCCCGTACTTTGCAAGGTTAAGACCTTTTGAAACGTATTTCCCTGGCTCCGGAAGAAAGATGTTGAAGAGCGCGTCGATCAAGCCCGAGCCGTAACGATAGGCGATGTCATCTTTCTTGAAGATTCCAGCGGTGGACATGACTCCGCGTCCAAGAGTGAATGCAGACCCATACACGGTGCCACGAGTTGCGCGCGATCGCGCCGCTTGCTGGAGAACAATTTCTTTTCCTGGCAGGAAGCCTTCACCAACGAGAGACCGATTGTCCAACATTGTTGCAAGTGTGGTGGAGCTAAGCGCCCCAGGGATGTCAATTCCTTTTCCTGTTACCGTCTGACCAATAAAAGTATTAGCAAGTTCCGGTACGCCCATAAGTGTTCCGAGTGACCAGCGCGAAGTAAACTTAATCTTCGGATATACAGCTTGCTTTACAGCCCCAGCAAGCTCATTCGACACAATGTCCGTGGCAAACTCAATGGGCTTCAAACCGACAGTCTGAAGAGTTTTTGCAATCACACGCTTTGTGTAACCAGCTGCGTTGTATGCGGCTTGGATCGGAACGTTCAACGCTCCGATTGCTGCTTTCTTCTGGTCAAACGAATCAAGATCGCGATTCGCCGCCATCTTCCCGACCTGGTCAATTGCCGCAGTAGAAGCACCGGCCTTAGCCAATGAGAGCTTTACTTCTGGCGAAAGCCAAGGTGCGCGGTACTCAATCTGCTGCAACTTCATTGCAGTAGAACGCGCGTACGCAGGCGAAACCTGGTACTGGAACGTATTCATGTCCCGGCCTAGCTGGCCGAGATACTCGCGATCCTCAGGGAAAAGCGTTTCGTAAGCCACTAAAACGCCCCATAGCGAGACAGGAGATCTTCGAGATCCTCGCTAGGGAACATTGCAGCGATCTGGCGGATCTCCTGAAGTGCCATCTGACCGTCGTTCATCATCGGCATTCCAGCCTGGAAGGTGTTAGGTCCAGGGCCAAACGGTGCTCCCGCTGTGATTGGTTCATCCGGACGCAACGTCGGCGCCGTGATTGATGTCAGTTGTCGACGCGCTGGCTTTGCTGCTTGCGCTGCAGAAACTTCAGCTGGTGATGCACCCATCGGGACGATTGACTGCGCGTCGAGCTGTTGCTTTGCTCGTCCGTAGGTCTGCCCTTTGGCTGCTGATTTAGCAATCCTCTGTGCGGGATTCTGTAGATCAAATCGGTTCGCCATCTCATCCTCCCAACTGACTCAGGAGCTGCTCAAGGCTTGGTTCGCCAGTGGGTCCAGCAACCGGAGCCTCAGCACCCATACCAGGCATTGCCAATCCTGGCATCGTCTCTGGGGCTCCCATCGGCATCGCTGCCGCTTGTCGTTCTTGTGCCCTGCGGTTTGTCGCTTCTACTGCTTCGTACAGAGTCACATCGTTTTCCATCACCAGTTTAGTGAGGTACGCAAGATCTTCAGGCTGATACGGGCCATTCGGATCGACCGCTTGCTGTTGGATGCTTGACAGCAGTGCAGCCTCAACGCCTTCGGAGATGATGCGGTCGTGTTCGAACTCTGGGTCGGTGATGAGCGGATCTGCTTCGCGGGCGGTTTCCTTACTCATGAGTCCGGTGCCGAGTCGCTGACCGAGTCCAACGATCAGCGAGTTGACGTCAGATCCTGCAGCCGGGTAGGTGACGTAGTGGAAGTCCGTCTCCCAGACCTTGTTTGGGATGTACGTTTCAAGACCAGCGGACGCGCGCGAAGCCATGAAGAACAGCTTGGGCGTCTCACCCCAGTACGCCTTTTCAAGTGCGATTGCAATCTTGTCTTCTTCGAGCAGCGAGTTCTCGAATACAGCCTGAGCTTCCTGAACGCGGAAGTCAACGGTTGCCGACAGCACGTTCTCACCACGGCGGCCAGTTCGGATGTTGGTCGCCGATTCACCGCCGAACTCGGCAGGGATGGCGCCTTCAAGGCGCTCCTGGCGCTCAAGGCGATCGAGCGCTTCGTACGTCTTGTAGCCCGGGTTCAAATCCTGGCTACGAATGTCGCCGCCGCGGACAACGCCGAGAATGCCACTCTTGCTATCTGCAAGCTGGATGATCTCCGGGTTTTCGCCAGTACGCGCAACCAGATATTCCTCAGGGAAGATGCCGCGCTCGATGGCAATCTCGGTCAGGGCCTGCAGGCGTGCGCGGGTGTAGTACATGCCAAGTACGCCGTCGAACTGACCGCGGTTCTTGTCAAGTGTGATTCGGCTGGCCACAACTGCAAGGGGCAATCCGGTGCGATTGGGGATTCCCTCAAGCATCATTTCGCTCATGCCAGCGCGCTGTGCGGGGCTGAGCTCGGGGTCGTCTTCTGCACCAAGGACCACGAGCTGCAATGCATCGCGCGATACATACTCAAGCAGCGTGTACTTGGAGTCGGTGTCCACTTCGCCCATGCGAAGCTGGCCGGATACGAGTTCTCCGTAGTTCTTCAACAACCACGAAGCTGAAACTTTGTGGGTGAAGATGCAGTCCTCGGGCAAAATGTCGTCCTGGTCCTCAACGGGCGCAGGGTATGTATCGAGCGGATTGCGAACAACCCACTTGGGCATGAGCGTGCGGAAGTCGGGCTTGATGAATACAGCCGACTGCGAGTACGCAAGCAGGTGGCGGGCGCGACGACGCAGCTTCATCTGCATCTTGTTGTGATCCCAAAACGCGAGCGTTGCCTTGCGGCGCATGCGGGCGTAGCTCTTTGAGCGCTCCGACCCGTCCTTCAGCGGCGGGAAGTAAGCCATAGGCATTGTTGACGAGATGCGCATCGACATCTGATCAAGGCCCGTTACAAGCAAGTTCGCAACGTTTGACTTGGCAGAGCGATCAAGTTCGTTTAGCGGCACGATGACTTCGCCGTTGGCTAGGTCGCGCACACGGCGCATCTGCTCGAACACGGGCCCGAGCTTCATCTGGCGCTGTCGGTACAGCTCGACAATCTCTAGTGCGTCAAGCATTATTTGAATCCCTTGAGTTTGCCGTACTTCTGGATGTTTGCCTGCGTGCGGACAAAGACCTTTGCCTGCTGCCAGCCAGCGCCGCGGTTCTTCACCGTTTCGAGTGCGCTTTCGTACTGCTTCACGAAAGTCTTGTCAAGCCAGCTTGGGATTGCCCCAAACGGATCGTTTTTCCCAGTGGCCTTCGGGGTTGTGCGCTCAGCCCTCAATGCCATTGGGAGTTCTCCCTTGGGGTTGTCTTCCAGAAACTTGGCAATTCGTCCAAGACCCTGAGACACCTGGCTGCTGGGATTTGCCAACTCTTCCCTGACTTGTCGAGACAGCGGAGTTGGGTACGCTAAATCACTTTTTTTTTGAGGGTTAGCTTTGCTACCACGCGTGGTGGTCCCGCCCTTCGACTTTGTCGACTTGACAGCGGTGGTTGGCTTGTCGACCTTAACCGGTTCAATCGGCTTGCTCTCGGCCTTGGCGGGCTCAACCTTGACTTCTTTTGTCTTGGTGGAAGCTTTACTGCCGCGCGTTTTGGTGCCACCCTTTACCGATGCGGGCTTGGTTGTAGTTACAGGCTTGTCAACTTTCACCGGTTCAATCGGCTTGCTCTGCGCTGCTGGTGTTGGTGATTGCTGATCAGCGCGAATCAAACCCCTACCGACTTGACGAAGCCCAAACCCGAGAACTTTCTTTGTCAATCCAATGCCCTTGGCGGCCACTTTTCCAGCCGGACCAGCAACGGTGAATGCTTCTGCCGCCTCTACCCCAACAGCCTTGAGGATTCCCTTGCCAGAGAACTCAACTCTCCCAGCTCCACCAAATGGATTTGTGATTGACTCCACAAATCCGCGACCTGGGTAGTTGATGCCCTGGCCAATAACGTTGTTGCGGCGATTTGAAATTGCACCAGTTACACCGGAGGTGAGTTGCCCAACCGTGTACTTGCCGCGATCGCCTTGGCCGCCGCTGGTGCTGACGTTCTGTGTTTTTGATACAACTGGACCCATGGTGCCGCGGCTACGCTGCAAGCGCTTGTCTTCTTGTGAGATGGGCGCATATGTTGGGCCGTATATTGGTCCAGTTGGCGTAGTCGTAGTACCAGAAGTATTAACAATCTTGCGCGACGGCAACTCGGTGGCAAGCGTGCGCTTGAACGACTTACGCTCTTCCGGAGTTGCGTCGGCGAGTACGCGCTGAGCGATCTTCGTGCGGCCAGACTTCTCCTGTGCAAGATTCTCAAAGCGCTGGCGAAAGCGAGCGCGAAGTTCGGGAGTGGCCTCTTGACCACTCTGAGCGATTCTTGATTGCACAAACTGGCGCTGAGCCTGTTCGTAGGCGTTAAGTTTCTTCTTGGCCATGGCTAGTTAAAAGATAACACACTATATCCAGGATGGACGCCAAAGTTTGGGTGGGGCCTTTACCGGCCCGAGACTTGGCATGTGCAACTCGGCAAACCAGTGCGCCATCACCAAGTCTGTCCCGTTCTTCTTATCACGTGTCCACGAAGTCATTTCGTCGATGAACGCCAGCGAGCGCCAGTTGTCCGTAAGCATCGGGATACGGACTTGACCGGCACGCCACAATGGTGGAAGCAAAGCTTCCACGCCGAGGTTCTCGTCTAGTTTGTTCCTGGAGGTCGTATGGGGAATGATCATCACACCGTGAAGGGCTTGCCACTTGCGCACGAAGTCGTGTGCAAGGAGGAAGCGCTGGGCGGCGTTGATCTCGACGACCCAGTGCGAGATTGGGTACCCGTACTCGAACGACCGCTCTTGCCAAGCATCCATTATTCCGCCGTATGTGCGAGATTCGGTGTAGTAACCAAGTAGGTCTTCGGCTGTCAACTTGACGCGCTCAAGGTCAATCAGGTACCTGAGATTTGTTTCTGGCTGGTAAAGCCACCATTGGATGGCCCAGAACTGGGTGGGTGACGGGTCGACTGTGGCAATCGAAATGATTGGCGGCTCCAGGCCATAGGGGATGTAGCCGGGCCGTCGGTCCCTATCGATGCAGCCCGGATACATCACCCCATCTGGCCCGATTCCCCCGGTTGCCCAGACTCTTTCGATGAGATAGTTGCCCTCAGCCATGTCTTCCTGCTGGTAAACAGTGGCGAACTTCTGGGGGCTGGAGTGCCTGATATACGAAAGGTCACGCCACGACAGGCGGTATGGCTCAAGAAGTGGGCCGTCCGGCCATGGGGCGGCGTCGGTTCTGCGAGACTCTGGCCCGGTATCAAGGTCGTCGTAGTAAGCCTTGTATACCAAGTGCTCGTACTTGTGGCTTTTTACCGGTTCCTTGACATCTGAAATATCTGAAACGTCGCCGCCGTCGTACTCTTCTTCGTCCTCGTAGGTTACTTTCGCAAGGCAGTGTGCATAGAGGTCCAGGGGTCCAAGTCTCTGACCGATGACCGCAAGTAGCCCACCTGGGTCCACGCGAGCTTCTGCCATGGAGTCCCATCTCTCAATGAGTTTGTCTCGCGCCACAGATTCTTTGGCGTTTTCTGGGGACGCGACGTCGTCGAAGAGACAGAGATCGGCGCGGTGTCCGATGAATTCCGACTCGATTCCGTACGCCGAGACCGTGGGTTCCTTGTTGTCAAGTCCGCCTCCTGCGTACTGTTCCACGATGAACTCTTCTGCACGCCACAAAGCGCCGGAAGATGTTGGCTTGAACCTACCGTAATCCAGGGATAAACACGACTCGGCATCCAGCGCCAGGCCGCGTTTGACCATTTCCGGGTCGGGACGCAATGGGCTGGTGCGCTCCAAAGTCTCGCGGATACGACGGGAGTACATCTTTGCCAAAGTCTGGGAGATTGATCCGATCATCACGCGCACTGCGCGGTTGCGCACAATCGCCCAAACTGCCACGTCGTGGAACAGCGTGGACTTGCCAGCACCAGGCGGGCAGTTGAGAACCATGAACTTTTTGTCCTTGTTCTCAAGGCGCTCGACAATCTTGTACGCGGCATCGACCTGCCAGTTGCTGGGCACGCGACCCAGATACACGCGCCGGAAGTAGTCGAAGTCCTCCAGCCCCCGCTTGGCACGATCCTTCAGGCGTCCGCTTGGGATTACCGGCGGCACGTCCTTCATGGCGGCCAGATCCCGTTCGATGACGTTGCCACCCTTGGCGTTTCGGCCTTCCTTGATGGAAGCCTGATCTAATTCGAGCTTGGTCTTTTCAGCCCTGTCTACCCAGTTGCGGGCAGTGGTGTAGGAGATCCCGGCCAGCCGGGCAGCTTCCTTGATATTCGTCCCAGACTGCATAGCCTGGAAAAAGATGGCGCGATCTTCCGCCGATACAACTCGTTTCCCCTTGGGCATTTTGTCCTATTTGGGGCCTTGGCGGCGAAGAATCGACTTGCCGAGCTGGCTTTCCAATGCTTTCTTCTTCTGCTCAGGGGTCAGGTACTTGAGGGATTCCTTGACAATTTCACCCTTGGCCCTGAGGTACTTTTCAGCCATCTTCTCGGCTGGACGGCCAGTTCCGAGGATGTCGTCCGATAGATCCTGAAGCTGGGCGTTCCTGATGATCTCTTTGTTGATCGCACCACGGGTCATCTGTGAAATGTCGTTCTGGTCGATCATCTCCGTGTAGGCAGGGGTCTCCTCGTACAGATCCATCATCCCGGACCGGTAAGTGCGCTTGCGCAATTCGCTCTTGGCAAGGGCTTGCTGGGAACCCTCCAGCATCCGCTTCATGCCAGACATCTCGGTCGTCCAGCGCCGGGTCATAATATCGGCTTCCTTCTGGAATGCCAGTTTGGCGATCTTGCGCTCCGCATCAACCGCATTCAGCATGTTCTTGCGCGTTGTCGGGAGGTATTCGCTGGCTGAGCCAATAGCACCCTTGACAGAACTACGGACAGCCGGGCTACGCAGGGCCTTCATAACCCCAGCCCCAGCACCAGAGATGGTGGCACCGGTAACGGCATTGATGGCCAGCTGCTTGCCAAAAGCGTCCCCACCCTTCTGGGCTGCGGATACCAACCCGCCCGAAAGCGCATCGCCAACGGTCTGACTGGCCCCGATGCCCTTACGAGCCGGAGTGGGAATAAAAGGATTCTGATTGCCTTTGAGGAACACGTCCGTCGACTTAGCCGCGCTGTTCAGCCAGCCGCCGACCGTCTCACCAATATCTTTGATCGGGTTCTTTGCGCGTGCCACAAAAAAAAGATAGCACAGGTTGTTGGCACTTGACCGGCGTGCTACCGTATCGGCTCACAAGCGAATCGAATACCGGACCCTAAACGATTAGATTCCTCCTCGCGTTAAACAACCGCCAGGGCAGTATCGCTAGATCGCACGGGATGAGTGGCCTGAAAAGGGGACCGTTGGTGTTCGTCTTCTTTCGGTATCTAGACAGACGGGTTCAGACGTTAAACAGAACTTGGGGGGGCTAGAGAAGTTCTACTGACGGGCGAGTAGCCCTAGTTCGAATATTGAAGCTGAGGCTTCTA